CTGATTTGTCTGGGTCATAATCTCCCATACCCCAAACACGATAGAAAGTTTCACGAGAGCTCTTTAGTGCAATAGATAATATCGGAACTATAGGATTGTCTGGGTTAGGAAATCCATAACCATATTCGGTCTCAATATCAAAAGACCAAACATCAATCAATTCACGATTAAATTTAATTTCATTAGGAAACACATGCTGAATAAAAGCAGGAATATGTTTTTTGTTTCCATATATTTTGGCAACACCACCATGTGTCTTAACAAAGTCTTTGTATTCTGACATAGAACTCAGTTGAAGTGGCTCAACATTTTGTCCGTCAATAGAATGCCAATCTGTAACTGGCTTTTTAGATTCTAGATATAATGTTGGTTTATACGGGACTCGTTTCTGAACCCTCTTACATTCTTGGTCATATCCACGATATAGTAATCGGTTTCCGTATCTTTCGACTGATGTATAAAACTCATTGCTCATAATATAATATAGTACACCAAGTGGGTGCTAATGTCAATAAAAATAGTTGGTCAGTTTAATCTCGTGACCAGGAGTATTCCTTGTTGGTAGTTCCTCCTGC